AATCGTTTTTATTTGCTCAAAACATTTCATTCTCTAGGGTGGAAGAAACGTTCTTACATAGTGAGAGGATTAAGGTAATTATGCACGTAACTAGACAACAGTATCAGAAGATGTTGGAGTATTTAAAGAGTGTTGGTATTGATAACCCAACATTAGATTTAACAGAAGTAAAGGTTAAAGGGAATATCGAAAGGAGAACCCATGGAAAATAATGATATTTTAGTTGTTGGAGATGTGCATTTTGTTAATACATCTTACATTAAGGATAGATTAGACTATTGTGTAGATAGTTTAAATTGGGTAGAACAAGAGGCTGCAAGACTTGGAGTTAAGAAGATTATTTACGTTGGAGATTTCTTTGACCGTTCAGATGTAAATGCAGAAGAAATTAGTGCTCTAGCAAAAGTTCAGTGGTCTAACTGTGAACATATTGTTATTGTAGGAAACCATGAGTTAAGCAAAGAAAGCAATTCTGTTTTATTACTCCAATTCTTAGGGTTTAAGGTTATTAGTGAGATTGAGAATATTGATGGTATATTGTATGTACCATACCTATACAATCCTGATAAGTTTGATTATTCCCTTTTGGATACTGCCGATATTGCAATTAGTCATAATGATATTGCAGGTATTCAGGTTGGCAAGTTTAAGACGGTAAATGGGCTTGATTTAGAAAAGTTAAAACGTGCAAAGTTGTTTATTAATGGTCATATCCATAATGGTGCTTATTTAGCAGATAATGTGTTAAATATTGGTAACTTTGTAGGTCTTAATTTTAGTGAAGATGCTAATATCTATAATCATAATGTTGCACATATTCATGATGGTAAGGTAGAGTTAATTGAAAATCCTTATACTTTAAATTTCTATCACTTATCAAAACTAGCAGATTTAAAGAAATTAAAGAAAAATGCAGTAGTTAGTTTTAAGTGTGGTAGAGATGAAGTAGATAATGTTACAAAGAAGTTAAGTGGTGATAATAACATTAAGTACTTTAAGGTTTTATTAAGTAACGAAACGAAGAAAAAGAAACAAGAAGAAGTAGAAGAAAAGTTAAATCAAGTAAATCATATTGAGTTATTCCAAACATTTATGATTGATAAACTTGGGGATGATAAGTTAGTGAAGGAAGAGGTGGAAAGTGTATGCAAGTAGTATTTAGTAAGTTAATTATGCATAACTTCCTCTCTTATGCACACTCAGAGTATGAATTTAATAAGAATGGATTTATTGCTGTAAAGGGTTATAATCACAATAAAGAAGATAATGCTAACTCTAATGGAGTTGGCAAGTCAGGTTTCAGCTCTTCAATAATTTGGTGTCTAACAGGTTCTACTCCAACAGGGGTAAAAGATGTTCATAATAGATATGTAAAAGAAGAAGAAACATGGGTATATTTATCTTTCGCTGTTGATGGAAAAGAATACACTGTTAAGAGATTCTATAAGCCAGCAGGTATGGAATTTACAGTAGATGGTAGAGAGATAGAGAACAAAGGTATTAGAGATGCGGAAAACATTTTATCTCAATATCTTCCTAATATCACTGAGAAGTTACTAAGTTCTGTTATCATTTTAGGACAAGGATTACCTAATAAATTAACAAATCATACTCCTAGTGGCAGAAAAGAAATCCTAGAACGACTATCTAATTCAGACTTCATGATTGAAGATATTAAGGATAGACTTTCTAAGCGATTAGTAACATTGAATGATAAAAAGCGAGAGTTAGAGGATAATATTCTTCAATTATCTACTAGCATAGAGAATAATAAGAGATTAATTACTGATTATCAGTATGAGTTGAATCATCTTTCTCCTTGTGATATTTTAGAATCTGACTTAGTAAATGATAAGAAACAGTATAGTGAATTATCTGCTAGAGTATTTGATAACTATGATGAAGAGTTGAAGAAACTGTATAATGAAAAGGCTAAGATTAAAAATGAACCTAATATTACGGACTTATCTTCTATTGATGTTAGATTAGCAGAAATGAGAACATCTTTAAAGGGAAAGATAGACAAGTATAAGGAGTTATCTTCTGTTACTGATATTTGTCCTACCTGTGGTCAGAAGTTGATTGGAGTACATAAGCCAGATACTTCTGCTTTAGTTAATGAAATCAATCAGTTAAAGGGTGAGGGTGTTCAGTTAAAGAACCAACGAGATAAGATTGAACAAGAAAACAATGCTATTATCGCAGAGTGCAATAAAAAGTATCAGGAAGATGTTGCATCCATACAAACTTCTATCGAAAAGTTAGAGCAGTTGCAACAAAAAACGCAACGAGAGAAACAATTAGTAGAATCCCAAATGAAGAATCTATTAGAAAGTATTTCTAAGATTCAAGTCGAGATTGACAGTTATAATAACAAGAGAAATACATATTTATCTGGTATTGAAAAAGCAACAAATGAGAATAATAAGTATGCTAATGAGTTGGATACACTAAAATCTGAATTAATCACTGTTTCCCAAAGAATTGATATTCAGAATAAGATGAATACATTAACAAAGAGAGATTTCAGAGGTGTACTATTATCAAATTGTATTTCATATCTAAATGCTAAAATGAAAGAATTTTCATTGGAAGTATTTAACACAGATAAGTTATCCATGGAATTAAGTGGTAATAACGTATCTATTAAGTTAGATGGTAAAGAATATGAAAGTCTATCTGGTGGAGAAAAGACTAAGGTAGATATTATTATTCAGTTGTCTATTAGAGACATGTTATGTAAGTATGCTAATTTTAGTTCTAATATTCTTGTTATTGATGAAGTTACAGACTTCTTAGATGAACAATCAGCAAATAATGTATATAACTTATTTATGTCAAAATTGAATGATGTATCGTCAGTTTATATCATATCACATCGTAAGGACTTTGCAATCCCTACAGACGGTGTTATGATAATCGAAAAGGGTGCAGATAAGATTAGTAGAATTGTGCAATAGAAAGAGGGTGGTAAGAAATGTCAAAGTCAGTTAAAGTCAAGGCAAGAACACGTAATGTGTTAATGTCCGCTGACTATTCTTGAATCACAGCAAGAGATAAAAGTAATGGCACAAGCTTGTGGAGATAAAATGATGTTTGAAACTTTTGAACAGGGTAAGGACTTTTATGCCATGATTGCCAGCCTATCTTTCCATAGAGAGTATAAAGATTGTTTGGAGTTTTATCCAGATGGTACTCCAATCAAACAAGTCAATGGAGAATGGATAGAGTGTTCAGAAGAAGAGTGTGAAAAGCACGCAGGACACAAAACGGAAACAAATTCCGAAGGTAAAAAGTACAGAACAAGCTCGAAATCAGTACTCCTTGGGATACTCTACGGGCGTGGAGATGCATCGATTGCAGAACAGTTAGGATGTTCTATTGAAGAGGCAAGAGAGATTAAACAAGCTGTCTATAAAGGTTTCCCTGCCATTGAAAAGTTTGAGAGAGATGGACTTGAACATGCTAAAAAGTATGGCTGGGTATCAACCTTATGGGGAAGAAAAAGAAGATTACCTGACATAAATCTTCCTGAATACGAGGTGTTTGAGGCTATCCCTACTGAAGATGGAGAATACATAAGGGGTGGTAAGGTAGATGACATTTATGCTATCCCTATCATCAATAAAGTGTGTAAGGCTTTCTTCAACCAGAGAAGAACCTTAATAGAGGAATTAAAGAAAAAGGGTTATTATGTAGTGAATAATGGTGGAAAGATTTCTCAGGCAAAGAGACAAGTTGTAAACTCAATCGTGCAAGGCTGCCTTAAGTCAGATACATTAATTACAACAAAAGAGTATGGTGTAGTGAAGATTGAAAGGGTTGTTGGGGAACATTTACATGTATGGGATGGTGAAGATTGGACCGAGGCAGATATAACATATTCAGGGAAGAAACAACTGTGTAAACTATTCTTTGATGTTGAAACCCATATAGAATGTAGCCCAAACCATAAATTTCTTGTAAAACTAGGGGATACAGAAAAATTCTTGGAAACGAGAGAGTTAGTTAGATTATACAAAGATGGTGTTTTGGTTAAACTTGATTCTAAAGCCAAGAAAAAGTATACCATATTGACGAGATTTGAAATTACTGATGAATTTGTAGATATGTATGATGTTTGTAATACTGAACGTGGCTACTTTGTGGCTAATGGTGTGGTTACACATAATTCAGCGGCAGACATGTCTAAGAAAGCATTGATTAAGTTGAATAATGATGAGAGATTAAGAGCATTACATGGTAAACCAATCATCCCTATTCATGATGAAGTTATTTTAAGTTCTCCATTTAGATATGCAAGAGAAGTAGAAAAGAGATTTGCGTATGATATGGAGACTGCCGCAACAGATAAACTACACTTAGATATTTCTACTGACGTTACTGTAACATTTAATTGGTACGGTAAGGAGTTAGACTTGGATAAAGAGTTAAGTGATTTTGAGGAGGAAGTTGATGATACACTCGTCAAGTAACCTACTTATTAATCGAGAATGGTCTATGCCAAATAGTAATACATTTGATATTAAACCTATTCATAAGTTGATTTCTAAGTATATTAAACTGGTTAAGGCAGGTAATCCTAGTGCGGTTATTATTGACCCATTTGCCAATAGAAATAAGTTGGCAAATATCACAAATGACTTAGATGAAACATTTGATACTGATTATCACTTAGATGCATTAGACTTCTTAAAGATGTTTGATGATAACTCTGTTGATATGGTTCTATTTGATAGTCCTTATAGCCCTAGACAAGTATCAGAGTGTTATAAGAAACTTGGCAAGACAGTAGACCATAAAACTACTCAGAGTTCCTATTGGTCTAATCTAAAGAAAGAGATTGGTAGAATTGTAAAGAGTGGTGGGTATGTAATCACTTTTGCGTGGAACTCTGGGGGAATTGGTAAGACACTAGGATTTAATATTGAGGAAGTCTTATTGGTTGCTCATGGTGGTTGGCACAATGACACAATCTGTACAGTAGAAAGAAAGGGATAATTAAGTTTATCTCTTTTTCTTATTTACAAGTGGTTGGATTTGTGATAAACTAATTGGTGTAGAGGAGTAAATGTATTATGAAATTTAGTGGTAGTCTAAAAAGTGTATTACAGTATTTAGAAGTTAATTATTCAAACCCAATGGTTAGAGTACATTCTGATGATATAAGTTGTCAGGAACATTCGACACGTTGGTTGTTGTCTCATAAATCTATTCTTGACTTAGATGAGGAATCCACTTGGGAAGTATTGAGTGGTGGAGATTACTACGATTATGACATTTATCAAGGAGAGGTGCTTTAATGGAAGAAGAATATAGTTGGGAACTTTTAGCAGGAAAGGACAAATTCCTGCAGTAATTACAATCAACACAGATAGATACGGAGATGTACAGAAAACATGTAACTCCAATCACTTTATCAATTTCCACGAAGGTGCTAGAATTGTGTTTATAACCGAATATGTTAGGGGTAACAGTGAAATTTTCGAGAATATGACAGCCTTAGTAGATGTTCAAAAGAAGTTTGAGGTATTGTTTAAGGGATATTTCCTTGAAGTGTGTTCTGACATTAATCCATCTATCCAAGATGAAGTATTGTGTACTTGCATTGTAAGAAGGTGTAAAGTTGAGGACTTGGCAGTATCTAATGATTATGCCTTAGTTCGTGATAAGATGGATATTGTGGAGAATATTCGTAGACAAGTCAAGGAACTGCAAGAACATCAACTAGAAGATGTTAGCAGATTAAATCAATTAACCAAGAAATTACAGAGCATGAGAGATTATGCTGATGAATTAAAGCTTGACCAAGAACACAAAGAGCAGTATTTCCAAAAGATTGGGGAACTAAATTCTGATATTCAAGAATTAGAGATTAGACTTAAGAAAGATATTCCAGAGTTGGATAAGAATTTAGACATTAACAATTTCAAGTAATAGAGTTATTCTATTTATTTAATAGAGGGGTACATAATTGACAGGTACTCCTTTTTCGTGTTATAATGTTGGAAGAGAAAGTAGAGGAACTTACATGGGAAATAAATATCCACGATTAATTAGTTGGAATTACTGGGATGGTACAAGTCTTTTCTCCCGAAAGAATAGTGCAGAAGAACTAACAGAGTATTACATCCTTGATGATGGTGGTGAAAGAGAGATTGCAGGTGGAACACTTACAGATGCAGGTGGGCCGTTTAGAAGTGTGAACAGGACTCATTTCAAGAAGGTTGTTCGTACTGGCTATACAAGAAACTCTAAAAAGCATAAGGATATTTATTTTGCTATGCAAGACAAATACCCAGAACTAGAAAACAAACTTAAGTTCTTTGAGGGTATTTTAAAGGATTGTGGTTCTTACGTGTATATCGGCCTACCATGGTTAAGTGGCTGGCATGGATATGACTTTTATTCTAAACATGAAGATGTATTCCTAGAAAACAATTCCTGCTATATCAAAAAGGAATGTTGGACAGTTGAACTAATTAATGAACTAATCCACTATAAACCACGTAATTTTGGAGGCGAGGTCATAGTAGATTATCAGGAAAAATATATTCCACAATTCCTACTAAGTTTAAAGGTTAAATTCCCTGAATTGTATGAGAAGGTTGACAGAAAAACAGATAAGGATGTTAGAGAACTTCTCCTTGGTAAGTTTGTTCCTGTAACAAAGTTAAATGTTGGAACTGTTGGCTTTGTGAAAGGTGGATTTTGTCTACCTGACACATGGTATTATGATGGAGAATACTTAAATGGTACTAAGCAAGAATATGGTTTGACTGTCGAGATGAGAATTAAAGCAACTGATGAGGTATTCGTAAAGGTAGTAGACGTTTCTACTGTTCCTTTTGATTTGGTTAATGAATAGCGAGGATTGAACTATGAAATATTTTATTACAAGTGATATTCACGGACATTATACAGAATTAAAGAGTGAATTAGATAAAAAAGGATTTAATGAACAGTTAGATACTTTAGTAGTCTGTGGGGATTTGTTAGACCGTGGCAAAGAGAATGTTAGGTGTATTCAATTTGTTAACTCACTTCCTAATAAAGTTCTAATTAAAGGAAATCATGAGTATAACCTAGAAAAGTGCTTATTTACTCATAGATTTGACTATGCAGATAAACACAATGGTACAGTTGATACTATTTTAGAGATTACAAAGTATGTAACTGGCAGAAAGACATTAACTGCTTATGATAGCGATATATTTATGTATGCTAACCAATATTTAGAACTTACTAATTATATGAATAGTCTTGTAGATTATTTTGAGTTTAAGGATAAAAATGGTAACACAATAGTTTGTTGCCATGGATGGCTACCAGAAAATTATAAAGATAAAGACTGTAAAGACTTTGAAGAATACAGTTGGATAAATGGTATGGCTTATTGGAAGAATGGTCATGGCTTTAAGGATAAGACTATTATCTGTGGTCATTGGCATTGTTCTTTTGGTAATTCTAAGTATCATGGTAAAGGTTCTAAGTTTGGAGAAGATGCTTGTTTTGAACCATTTAGAGATTTGGGTATTATTGCATTAGATGCTTGTACCACGCTAACAAAGAAAGTAAATGTTTTAGTAATTGAGGGAAATTAAAGGAGTGATTGAATGAGAAAAAATAAGAAAAGTTTAAAGAAAGCAACAATTGGTGCATCATTATTGATGTCATCTGTGTTATTATGTGGTAATACAGTTAAAGCACATGCACAGGCTGACTTGACACCAGAAGAGAATCAGAAATTAACAGAGTTTTTAGCAACACAGCCAACAAACGGTGCAAGAACAAGTTTAGGACTTACAAATAATGTTAGTCATAGCACTTATAAGTTTAAAGGTGTAAACAACTATACTTCTATCTTCGAAAGTCGTTCAACAAAGACTAAACTGGATAAAGATTATGAATTTACATTTATTGACGGAGACCATGCAGGAGAAACAGTACATGTTAAGAATTGGCAAGACTTAGAATGTTTTGACCTTTCTACTGCTGAAAATCATCCTGACCCATCTATGGGTAAGTTTTACTTTGCGAAAGAGGTTATTTTTGTGTCTAACGATGGTACAGAGTTTACAGAACGTAATGTTGCTCTTCCTGTAGAGGCTGATGGAATAGAAAGATATGACATAACTGCATATCCTAACCGATACGCTTTTGACTATCCAATCGAAGAAGCAGACTCACGTTTTACTTCTGACATTGGTCCTACAAGCGACATGGCTATTTCTGGGGCGAATGGTTACTGGCAATTATTTGCAACTGTAAACGAAGAGATACCATACGACACAATCGCTGAAATTGACGAGAACTTAAAGCAGGGTGAAGTTGTAGAAGTTACACAGGGAGAAATTGGTAATAAGATTGGTACATTTAATTTCACAATTGCTGACGATTTAGGTAGTAGATATTTAGATTATGATGCTGATGTGATTTATAATGACTTAAAGGACTTATTCAGTACTTCTTCAATCCAAAAAGATGCATTCTTTGTTCGTGAGTATGGATTAGTCACTTATGTCGAAGGTGGTTCAGTTGACCCTAAGACAAGAGTGTTACATGTAGGTATTGACTACACTCAATATGTTACAGAAGATGGTACAGAATTAAAGACTAAAGAATATGGTGTACACGAGAAAGAAACATTCAATGGTTATGAATTTGTAGAAACTCGTACTGCCGAAAATGGTGATACA